ATGGTACGGCTAGTGCGATGAAGGCGCGTGATTACAAAGATGCGACCGATTTGATCGCGCAGCCGATTGTTTACGACACGACCAACATAACATCGCCGCAGAACGGATCAAACCCGCAGCCGGGTGATCCATGCTTCACGCTTGCAAAGGGTCAGCACCCGCCATTGTTGACGCAGCCGATGGCGTTTGATGGATATAACCAGACACTATCTACAACGTCGCAGACGATCCGATCCGACAAAACAGATGGCGACCACATTGGTATGGTATTGCAGGGCGTAGCGCAGCCGATTGCTTTTAGTCGCAATGATGATGGTAGAGATGCGACTAATGATTTATCGCCCACTATGCGAGTTGCTGGTAGGGCTGGTGGAATGTTGAGTGTGGTTCAGCCAATAGCCCCGACCTTGACCGCCACCAACGATCCGAGTCGTAGCCCACAATCAACCGAAGTCACCAACCAAGTCGCTGCTGTACACGCTGTCAGCATGGCTGTGCGTCGCCTTACGCCCGTGGAGTGCGAGCGCCTGCAAGGATTCCCTGACAACTATACCAACATCCCTTGGCGCAAAGCACCAGAGTCGCCTGACGGCCCGCGGTACAAGGCGCTGGGTAACAGCATGGCGGTGCCTGTCATGGGTTGGATTGGCAAACGAATTCAAATGAGGGCTGGCGCATGAACGGTCGCGGCAAGCGGAACAAGGGTGCGGCTGGCGAGCGTGAGCTGGCCAAGCTGCTGACCGATGAGCTCGGGTTCGTGGTCAAGCGCAACCTGGGGCAGGCCAGAGATGGTGCGGACGACATCACGATCCAGCACTTTAGGCTTGAGGTTAAGCGGCAAGAGCGGTTGCAGATTGATGCCTGGTCGCAACAGGTCGAGGCCTGTGCGCAGCCGCACGAGGTGCCGGTGGTAGTCTACCGGCGCAACGGCCAACCCTGGCGCGTCTGCCTTTTACTGGATGACTTTATACCTATGATGCGAGATCAGTTGGAGGGAAACAATGCAAACGAAGCTGAAGCTGGCTGATGACACGATGCCGCCAAAGAAAGAAAAGAAGCCGGATGACACGCCGAGTGTGTGGAACCCAAATTTCAAATACAAGCCAGCAGGCACAGCGATGGACTTAGCCGCGAAGTTCAAGCGCATCCAGCGTGAGCAGGCCAAGGCTGCGAAGGCAAACAAGGTGAGGCGCGTCAAATGATCCGACTTTGGCGAGCGTTTCGGGTTTGGCGTTATTCAGGGCTAGGCATTATTGCTGCAATTCGGCAGACGAGGCGGTATCTGAGGCGGCATGGTGGCCGCAGGTTATGAGCATTGCCAGCACTGTGACAGGCCGCACTGGAAGCCTCGCACTGTGCTGGTGGACGGCGTTGAGTTCTGCACGCACAGCGAAGCCTGGCGCTTCGAGTGCGAAGTGCGGTGGGCTCTGAAGCTGCCGGACAAAGCGAGGAAGCCGAAGGTTACCAAGATGCAATATTTACTTAGTGTCGAAGAGCGGCGCGGCATTGAGGGCAAGACCAAGCTGCGAAATGAAATGTTGAGGAGATATAAGAATGCAAAAACCAAGAAATGACCACCGGCTGCTGGACACACTGATTACTGAGCTCCGAGCTCGCAACGACGCGCACCTGGCTGTCAAGCTAGGCTGGCCGCAGGCGTATGTCAGCAAGATAAGAAACGGCAAGATGGGTGTCACAGCGGAGCGGATCTTAAAGATCCACGACGCGACCGGCTGGGAGATCAAGCGGATCAAGGGGTTGATATGAATACCAAGTTCTGCACCAGCTGCCAATGCACCAGGGAAGAGGCTGGCGGGATCTACAGGCGCGGGAAGAACACAGCGCGGTGGATCTGTAAGCCGTGTGTGGAAAGGCGCTCAGAGAGCCCGTATCGCAACCACAGCGGCCAGATCACGCCAGAGGCGCATGTCAGGAAGCTGGCAGGTCAGCTGCGGTGGCGGTAATGGCTATCGCATTCTTTGGCGTGCTGCTGATGACCATCGGCGGCTTGATTGGATTGGCTGGCATGGTTATTTGGGTTGCGCTGATTGCAGGCGAGGGGGATGAATGAATATTTATACGCACAAGTTCGCGGTGCGTTGCCCGAACAACAACAAGCAGGTTTTCTATGAGCTCGAGATCCATTCGGAGCAGATGATCTACGTCGAGAAGATTGTCATCGCCTGCGTTGGTTGGGAGTGTGAATTCCACGAGAAGATGGCCGACCACTTGGCGCATCAGTTCCCGAACACAAGACAGTTTCTGCGAGCTCACCATCATGGCGTGGACGTAGAAACCGTCAGGGGCGATCTATGACGATCCATTACCACGGCACGCCAATCACGCCCAGGACTGTCCTGCAGCAGCTGGCGGGTCGTTTCTTTTGCGTGTCGCACTACCGGCCTGATGATGTGGATTGGTGCCACAAACATGGCCAAGGCGTGATGCTAGACAACGGCGCATTCTCGGCATGGCGCTCGGGCAAGCAGACAGATTGGGCTGGGTTTTATGGTTGGTGCGAACAGTGGCTGGACTATCCGACCAGCTGGGCAGTCATCCCTGATGTAATTGTTGGCGACGAGTTCGACAACGATGCCTTGCTTGATCAATGGCCGCATGGTCAGCGTGGTGCGCCGGTCTGGCACATGCATGAGTCAATTGACCGGCTGCAGCGGCTTTGCGACAGCTGGCAGCGGGTCTGCATTGGATCGTCAGCTCAGTATGCGGTGGTCGGCTCAAGCAGCTGGCACCGCCGGATGACCGAGGCCATGAACGTGATCTGCAAGACAGGCCGAGTGCCGACTTGGTTGCACATGCTGCGAGGTATGGCTGCCACCCGCTTTGGCTATCCGTTTGCCAGCGTGGACAGCACCGACATTGCTCGCAATCACAACCGGGGCGTGCCGGTAAGGCAGATGGCTGATCAGTGGGATTCGATTCAATGCCGACCACATTGGCAGCAGGCACCGCTTCAAGCTAGCCTGTTGGAAAGGGTGGCATGACTCCAATGCCTGATAACGTGGTGCAGTTCGCGTTGCCCAAGAAGCCTAAGATCCGCGAGAAGGAACCAATGCCAGACCAGCGCAAGCTGGTTGTGGTGCCGATCCGAGCAGCCACGGATAAGACATTGACCGAGGGCATGTTGCGCACGCTGTTGCTGGTGGCCAGCTACTGCAACCGAGCTGGGATCACTTGGGTCGGGCAAGCTAGGCTAGCTCAAGACCTGGGAGTCAGCAGGCAGGCAATCACCCGGCAAGTCGGCAAGCTAGTCAAGGCTGGTTACCTGGAAGTAATCAGCAAGGGCTGGCGAGGCGAGAGGTCAAACAGCATCCGGCTGATCTTCGATAAGAGCATTGACGCTGAGACAGCTGTGGCAGTCACCAGCCGCATTGAAGACACTAGGACACCGCTAATGAAGGAGAAACAGATGCAGGACATGACACCAGATCCAGAAGGATTGAAGCGCATCCACGACATGATCAACGGAGTAATTAAGCCAGTTCAACAACCACCAAGGGAGTACCAAATGCCAAAGTCAGGAGACACAGTCACGGTTGCTAAGATGAAAGAACAGATAGCAAAGAAGAAAGCAAAAGCAGTCAATACGCTACCACCAGAGGTTGCCAATGAAGAGGCAACACATAGGCAACCTAGACCTGTGGATAACTCCGCTCATAGGCAACATGATCGGCTACATCCAGAGGTTGCGTTAAACACAGAAAACATAAGTATAGATAAAGTATTAAGGTTATTTTTAAATAAAGGTTTTAATGTTTTAAGCAACCAAGAATCAATTCAACACATTGCAAATGAAACAACAGTTGCAGAACTGGAAACGCTAATGGATAAGTTGTCAGATCGCTATGCAGCTGAAGGTTTGCCCTTGCCGACCGATGGCGCGATGCTGGCCAACGACCTGATCATGCTTCAATCGGATGAGCTGACAGCGCGGCATGGCATTTAAACGCGATCTAAGGTACCTACAAGGCGCGATCAGGGTGCAGGTAATAGGCAGACATGGGTACGCATGGCAAACGGCTCTAAGGGGCTGTAATCCAAAGTGTCCAAAGACCAAACGAACGTATGGTGTTTTGACGTGTCCGGAAGGCAGGGGGGGTAACGACGTGTCTGCGTTGAAGCGATGCCAGCACAACCTGGCTGCAGGATCGATTGCGTTATCAGGATGGCATGGTACGTTGTCAAAAAGGCACCCCTTGCCCCCTCCCCCGTCATGAGCGCTAGCGGGGGTTCCCCACAATTTTTCCCCACTTTTTTGTCTGGTGGGTTTTTTGCAACAACTTAGGAGATTAACAACATGGGATGGGAACATAAGCCGAACTTTGGCAGTGCGTTTATCAACAAGGAAAAGAAGGAGGATTGGCACGCTGCCTACCGTGGTGACGTGATGTTGCCGGATGGCACGGTGCATTACCTTGACTTGAATCCTGCTACGACTAAGGCGGGTGAGCAGTACTTCAAGATCAAGATTGGCAAGGTGAAGTCGATTGGTGCGCCGCCTTTGTCTACGCACAACCAGGCCAAGGGCAATGGCTTTCAGCCGCAGGCTGACGAAGAGATACCCTTCTGATGCCAGCTAAGAAACAATCCAACGTAGTACCGCCCCTGACCAACTGGGGTGGTACTCGCTCAATCCAGCGTCGGTTGGAGCGCTCAAACACCCTGATCCAGAACCGAGAAGCGGTCAGTTACGCTTTGCTGTGCATGGCCAACACCAAGATCACGGACATCATGACCTGGGATGAGGACGGCCAGGTCAAGGTCAAGGCTGCGCACCAGATCCCTGAACACGCTTTGCAGGCGATCAAGAAGGTATCGGTCAGAACTGACAAGGAAGGCAACAGTTTCTTGGACATCGAGCTGTACGATAAGGTCGGTGTCTTGCGGCTGCTGGCCAAGGCGAGTGGCCTGCTGGACAACCCGGACGAGAACGACAAGCCTAGCGTGATTGATGTCAACGTGGTCGCGCCAACGTCTGGCCAATAATGAGTCTTTGGAGGAAACGTGTCAAAAACGAAAGAGCAGTCCAGCAAGACGGTGTCGAGCGAGGGTCTGAGGTTCGACTTCAGCGAGAGCCCGGTGATCTACGACTTCTTCCAGAGCAACGCCTTCGTCCAGGGCGTGATGGGGCCGGTGGGCTCCGGCAAAAGCTACGGCTGCGCGGCCAAGATCTTCAAGAAGGCGATTCAACAAAAGCCAAGCCCGATTGATAACATCCGATATTCGCGCTGGGCGGTGGTGCGAAACAGCTACCCAATGCTGAAAACCACCACCATCAAGACCTGGCTCGACTTGTTCCCCGAATCGACCTTCGGGCCGATGATGCACACCCCACCAATCACCCACCATATCCGGCTGCCAGCCCGCGGTGAGGCCGCAGGCATCGATATGGAAGTCATTTTCTTGGCGCTAGACCAGCCAAAAGACGTTAGAAAGCTGCTGTCGCTTGAGCTCACTGGCGCGTGGGTCAACGAAGCGCGAGAGCTGCCCAAGGCGGTGATCGATGGCCTGACCCACCGGGTCGGACGCTACCCAACCAAGCGCGATGGCGGTGCCACATGGCACGGTATCTGGATGGATACCAACCCAACAGACGACGATCACTGGTGGCACAAGATGGCCGTCAAGGAAAAGATGACCGGCCAGTATGCTTGGAAGTTTTGGCAGCAGCCTGGTGGCGTGATCGAGGTAGATCCTGACCAACTGCCCGACAATCCCGAGGCCAACGACCATATATTCGCTGCTGGCAAGTGGTGGAAGGTCAACCCAAAGGCCGAGAACGTCAACAACCTGCCCGGCGGCTACTACCAGCAGATGCTGCTGGGTAAAAACTTGGATTGGATCAAGTGCTACGCAGGCGGTCTGTACACCTACGTCCAAGAGGGCCGACCCGTTTGGCCTGAATATGACGATTCCACCATGTCGGGTGAAACCGATCTGTCGCTTGATGTGCCGATTCAGGTCGGACTCGACTTCGGATTGACCCCAGCTGCCACCATTGGCCAGCGTTTACCCAATGGCCGCTGGGTGATCCACCATGAAATCGTGACATTTGACATGGGTCTGGAGCGATTCGGTATGCAACTGCTAGCCGAGCTCAATGCGCGATACCCACAGCACCAGGTGATGATCTGGGGCGACCCTGCCGGTATGGCGCGTGATGCCATCTATGAGGTGACAGCGTTTGATTTCCTGCGCACACTGGGGCTAAAGGCTCAACCCACTGCCAGCAACGACTTCAAGGTACGCCGAGAATCCTCTGCAGCGCCTATGCAGCGGCTAATCGATGGCAAGCCAGGTCTTATCGTCAACCGCTCCTGCAAGCTGCTGAGAAAGGCTCTGGCAGGTGGCTACCACTTCAAGCGCGTTGCAGTCGGTGCAGGCCAGGAACGGTTCCGAGATGCGCCGAACAAGAACGAACACTCACACATTGGCGACTCATTCGGCTACCTAATGCTCGGTGGCGGCGAATATAACCGCATGACAAGGGCGCATAACTTGGGTGGCAAAGCGCCAGGCATGACGGTAGCCAAGATGGACTTTGATATTTTTGCGTAAGGTATATCTGCCGTATAGCTTTACTATTGCAACCTGCTGCAAAACCAATAGAATCAACGGTGATTTTGTAAATAGGGGGCAATCATGGCTTTTCCGTGGCTAGCCGCAGCAATCTTTGCCGGTAGCGTTTACCAAGCAAACGAAGCCAGCAAGGCACGCCGATCTGCAGAGCGTCAGCAAGCAGAGGCTTTGAAGCAACAGGCATCCGATGCCGCTGCAATGCGTTTGGAATTAAGCAGGCAAACCGCTGAGTACGCCAAGCAGGGCGCGTCACTCGAGCAGCAAGCAGCGCAAGCGCGTGAGCAATTCCAAGCGCAGCAGCTCCAGTACCAAGAGAACAAGCTCGAGATGGAGAAGAAGGCCAAGGAAGTGCAGGCCGCCGCTGACGAAGAGCGTCGCAAGGCAGCGCAGTCTGAGGCATCTGCATTGAAGGCTCGCACCCGTGGTGGCCGTCGAGCGTTGCTGTCGCAAGAACGTCTAACGCCGGAGCTGGGCATTACGACAGCTGAACTGACACCCGGCATGAGGCTCCAATAATGGCGACTTCACCAAAGGGCAGAGGTCTGCGCCGGATGACAGACATTGATCGCCTGGCCGCTGAGTACAGACGCAACGTCGATGCTATGACCGGTGAGTATCAAAAGGCTTTTGGTGAGTTTGAAGCGGGTCGCGCTAAAACGCTGGAGCCTTACAACCTTGCGATGGAGCAATACAGAACTCAGTTTGCTGATTACGAAAAGCAAGCAGCTGGCTACAAACAACGATTGGCTGCGTATCAGAAAGCCATCGAGGATTTCCCAACGTCAGCAGGCGAAAGGGTCAACGCGCCAACATGGCGAAATAGAGGTGGCGCTGGCTTCACCATTGATGGTGTGCAATACAGAGCAGACGATCTGCCGGTCAATTATTTTCTAGCAGATGTGATGGGCGAAGTGCCAGAAACGAGACCA